TTGGGCTGACAAAACACGTTGGTAAGATAATATATATATTAATTATTGTTAAAATTTATCTATGGCAGAAGAACCAATTAAGCCAAATCCATCTGTTGATACAGCAGCACTTATGGCAGAAGTTGAAGCATTAAGAAAAAGCAACAGAGAAATTTTAGATGACTATAAAAAAGCAAAGGAGGCAGCAAAGGCCGTACCGCCAGATGTTGATGTTGATGCTTTGATTGCTTTTAAACAGCAGAAAGAAAAAGAAGAGCTTGAAGCAAAGGGAAGATATGATGAAGCAATTGCAAAACAGGCTCAACAATATCGTGATGCAGAAGAGGCAAAAAATAAAAGAATACAAGAACTTGAATCAAGACAAAGACAGCTTGAAGTTGAAGCACCAGCAGTGACAGCCCTTGCTGATGTGGTGCATGATCCCCAATATGTGTTATCTCGCATTAGCAAGGATCAACTATCCAGAGAAGCAGATGGAACAGTAGTTGTTGTTGATGGTTATAACAGAACACCAGTTAAGGATTGGGCTATGTCTAACATGCCTCAATGGGTGCAGAAGAACCCAAGACCTCAAGGTGGTGGAGCTACAACAACAAAAGTACAGACAGAATTTGTCACTGCTGCTGGTGAAAAAAATCCATTTGCAAAGGAATCATTTAATCTGACTGAACAGGCAAGATTATATAAAACAGATGTAAATAAATATAATATGCTCAAAAATGCAGTAAGCGGTTAATATAG